AAAACGTAGATGGTCGCTATGAGTTTTATCACAAGACAGAAGATAAAATTCCCTTTGACTTGGATATGTTTAATACAATTACTGGCGGAGGCATTCCACGTAAGACGCTAAACATTATTCTCGCTGGTACAGGTTGCGGCAAGAGTTTAGGCATGTGTCACATGGCTGCTGCTGCTCTTGCCCAAGGGCGAAATGTCTTGTATATTACTCTTGAAATGGCAGAAGAGCGTATTGCAGAACGTATTGATGCTAATTTGCTTGATATACGAATTGATAAAATCAAAGACCTGTCTCAACGCGAATTTCATTCTCGTGTAGAGGACATCTCTAAACGCACTCATGGAAAACTTATTGTGAAGGAATATCCAACTGCAGCGGCACATGTTGGTCACTTTAGAGCACTGCTGCTCGAATTAAAACTTAAAAAGAAGTTTGAACCCGATATCATATATGTAGATTATCTTAATATTTGTGCGTCTTCACGTGTTAAAGGATTAAGTGGTAGCATCAACACCTATAGTTTTATCAAGAGTATTGCTGAGGAGCTTCGTGGTCTTGCTGTAGAGTTTAATGTTCCAATCTGGAGTGCCACTCAGGTCACTCGCGGAGGATTTAATAATTCAGATGTAGAAATTACTGACACCTCAGAATCGTTTGGACTTCCCGCAACGGCCGATTTGATGCTTGCATTTATTCGAACTGAACAACTTGACAAAATGAATCAGATTATGGTTAAGCAACTCAAGAATCGTTATAATGATCCAACAAGCAACAAACGATTTACTATTGGAATTGATCTTTCCAAGATGAGACTATATGATATTTCAGATCCTATGGCAAATATTACCAATGATGGTGATAGTTCTCCAGTAGTAAGCACTCCATTTAATAGTCAACGAAAAAATAGAGACTATAGTAGCATAAACGTGTAATTATATAAATAATACATAAATTATTTTATAAATACACTATATGTCACGACTAACCGAATTTAAACGTTACCTAACAGAGGCGCTCTCTACATCATCTGTAGAAAAAGCAGCATTCATCATTCAACGCTACCTTAAGAAAAAGACTGGTACTACATTTTTTAAATATCCTGGATTAGAAAAATACAAGAATTCTAATGGCACTGGTTTTGGATTACGTCTTTACTCGGCAAAGCGCAATATGAGTGTACGTTTTAACTGGACACAAAGCTCACTTGTAGGGCTTAATAATCTTACTTCGATAGATTATTGGAACGGTAAAAATCCAGTTCCTTTTCATATTGAATTTGATCAGAGTGTCTCTCTTGTAAAGACTTTGCCTATTATCGCAGACATCTTAAGCGCTGGAACTGCCGAACTTGGCAAGATTTACAGCATGCCTGACGAAGTGCCACTCTATGAAGGAGTGTTGAATGAAGCTCGTGGCAATCATGACTTTGAAGCCATCTTTGATGAGATTGCTGACTATCTCGTCGATCCAAATTTTGTAAAGAGCAAAATTTACAGCATGTTTGGTGTTCCAGGTGTTAAAATCTTTGACGCTCTTTCAGCGGCATATCCAAACTATATTGAAAAGCAAGGCATCAAGTATGTCTGGGTTGGCAAGGCAAAAGACCTAAAGCAGATCAAAGCTGAAAAGGGAAAGATTATGGCTCGTATTGGAGTCGTGTCTGGTACAGTTTCAAAAGGTGCAGCCAAAGAAAAATACAGTTATTCTCCTGAAGTAGAAGAACTTGAAAAAAATCAAGATCGTTTGTCCTTTGAAGCACAACTAAAAGATCTTGAAAATCTTGTTAAGCTTACTGTAAGCGGTGCAGCAAACGCACTCTTTGTTTCTGGTAAAGGTGGTGTCGGCAAGACATATACTACTGAAAAGATACTTGCAAGTCTTGGACTGCGTGACGGCAACGGCTACTTCAAAAACACTGGTTCTGCAAGTGCCGCTGGTCTCTATTCATTGCTGTTTCGTTACAAAAATGATATTGTTTTCTTTGATGACAGTGACGATGCGCTCGGTGATCAAGAAGCTCGTAACCTGTTAAAGGCTGCTACTGATACCAAAAAGATTCGCAAGCTCGTTTGGAACAAGATGGGTAAAAATGTTGTTGATCCAGAAGACGACATGAGCGATGACGAAATTATCGATCAAGGATTAATTCCACGTTACTTTGAATTTACTGGCAAGATTATCTTTATCTCAAATCTTGATCTTAACAAGTTGGATCCGGACGGCGCTCTTCGTACTCGTGCATTTATTATCAACATCGACCCTACAGAAACTGAAATCTATGACTTTATGGAAAAGATTGTAGGAGAGATGAAGCTTGAAGACGGTTTAAATCTTGATCAGAAAGCTCGCTTACACGTTGTTGATCTGCTTCGTAAAGGCAAAAGCAAACAGAGTGCTAACCTTCGTAAACTATCACGCGGCTTAAATATGGCAGCAGGCGCACTTGCTGCCGGTGTTGAAGTTTCCGACGGCGATCTTGCTCGTATGATCGAGTCCTACGCTTAACACTTAAAATTTAAACTAAATAAAATAATGCTACTGGTATAAAATCAGTAGCATTATTTTTTGCATATAAGTAATTATGCATGATTTCCATAAAGGTATATGGTTCAAACAGCGATAAACGACTAAAACGTTTGTTGCATGATGTTTCATACTTTTACCTAAAACAATTGCTTCCACGAAAACGCAATATACGCATAAAGATACAACTTGTAAAAGGATTGGTTGAAAGCGAAAAAGTATTTGGAGACTGCTATCAGTGCTACAAAGATGATCCGGACGAAGACTATATCATTAGACTACATCATGACGAATCCTATCATGCTATTATGGTAGTGCTTGCTCATGAATTTGTGCATCTAAAACAATACGATCGAAACGAGTTATGTTTTTATGCAAAAAATCCAAATGCTGCCCGCTGGAAAGGCAAGATATACAAAGACTATGACTATGAAAAGTCACCATGGGAAATAGAAGCAGATTCTAAAGAACTAGAACTCTATCATTCTTATATAGAACATAAGAAATTATAAATAGATAAGATAGTTATGGCATCACTTTCACAACAAGAAATTTATAAGTACGATTGGCGCATAGACTTGTTTCTTAAAAAGTTTAAAGAAAAAGATGCGTTTGAACTTAACAACGGAAAGAAGGTTATCTTTATTTTTGATAAAGATCTATATTCTAAAGTAGCTAAAAAACAAGATATTAAAAAATCAATTCTTGTTGGAACTGATAAAAATACCTACAAATTTACAGATCTTAAGAAAAATAAAGAATTTGGAGGCGGAGGAGGATCTGGTGCCGGAGCAGATGTTACAAAATTAGGTGAGTCTGCTCAAGCTGTTTTTGCGCAAGCCAAGTGGGCCGGATCTAAACAATATACAAAAGAAGATATTAAAAAAGCCTACTCTAAATCCAATACAGATGAAACTATAAGCAATATCGAAAGCAAATTAACTGGTGAATGGAGAGCTTCTTCGATACTCGGTGCTGAAGAGCTATATAAAGAATTTAAAGGCAAACAGTATACATTTCATCGTGGTTCTCCTTGGGTTGATAAACTTGAGAGTCATTGGAAGAAATTAAATAGTCAAGAAAAACTTTTTAGTAATTTAAATAAATGGTCACCAGCAGATATCTATATGGTCTCTGCCGCAGGATCAAGGGCTGATCTTACCAAAGCAAAGAATATTGTTGATCTCAACAATATGTTGATAGCGAATTTAAAATCCAAAGATATTATTGGCGTATCATTAAAGATAATGAAGGGTAAAGCACATCTTTCATATTATAATTTTGGTGGAAAGAAAAAGGTCATTAAATTTACTGACTATACTACCGGTACACAGGGATTTTTTGGAGGTAAAGACGTTTATGTCTATTTTACAGTAGATGGAAAAATTCAATTTCGTACATTTCCTGAAACATTTCAAGGAGAGATTAAGGGAAAGAATGCCAATCAAGGCAAACTATCTTATGGACCAATTCAAGGCATTCTTCGCAGTCTAAAGGCTCCGCAACTTACTGATGTAAAACCATTAAGAGATGGATTAAATAAAGCAGATTTAAAAATATACACTGAGTTTTACGACAACTACAAAAAGTATGCAAAGGATTCTACAAAACTTAAATTTGAAGATTTTGTTAAGGAATGCTCTGAAAAGGGAGTGTCATGGTGTTTTAGTAAATTTATTGGATTACAACTTATAAGTATTATCAAATCAAAAAAGATCGAAGACGATTTTGTAACTGCATGTATTTCATATGCGTCATCATCTTCTGACGTATCTGCCCCATTCGTAAAACTAGAATAATATGAAAAGCTTTAAAGAATATATTACAGAAGCTGGTATATCAGCTGAGCGTCAAGAATCATCCTTTGTTAAGGCAGTAAAATATGCAGTTAAAAAGAATGGTGGGCAATCGATAACTGTTAAAAGTGACGACTCTTATATAAAAAACGTGGTCAATGCAGAAAAATATTCTGGTCGCCAATCAAGTGGATCAGAACCGTATACTGACGTTCAGTTATTTTTAAAGAATGGAACATTTGTAAACATTTCTATGAAGGGTGAGAGCGCTCCTTCACTTGCTGGCGGAGGATTACGAGGTATTGAAGAGATTATACCTGGAATCGGCTATAGATTCTATGCTTCTGCGTATAAAAAACACCTTAAAAATAAATTAAAAGCTGATCAAAAAGTTCCAGATACTTATGGCGTTCTAAACGACGCCGATAAAAAACTGCTTGTAGTTGGAAATTTAGCCATGGGAGGCCCAATTGATTATATGTATATTGGTCCTATGAATGTACAGTCAAAATTCAATGACGGAGTCTTGACAGTAAATGGAAAACTTACTTCAGCTGAAAAGTATGCAGACAGTCATGACCTGTATTTTAGACTGCGGGGTCGTCGCGAAGATCAGACGTTTGATCCAACCGCGAAATATCCAAACGGCACACCAAAAATCTACAGCAAATCACCATCACGAGGTGATAGTGCTGGCCGAATAGTCGTCACAGACAAACCAGCGAGCAATCGTGACATCATAACATTCTAATATGAAAAGTTTTAAACAATACATAACTGAAGCCTCGACAGAAGGCAAAAATTTACACATGGTTCATATTGAGGATCAAGTGCTCTATGGCGGTGTAAAGGGCGCTCGTGAAGCAATCATTGCATTACGCAGTATGAGAGACATGTTAGCTGGAAACAGTCCACAATCATATGATGTTGCTGCAAAGTTTGACGGTGCTCCAGCAATATTTGTTGGAACTGATCCATCAGACGGAGCATTTTTTGTTGCCAAGAAAGGCATCTTTAATAAAAATCCAAAAGTCTATAAGAGTGAGCGTGATATTAAGGCTGATACAAGTGGCGACCTTGCAGAAAAATTAACTGTAGCATTTAATGAATTTAAAAAACTAGGCATTAAAGGAGTATTGCAAGGAGATCTTGCCTATACACAAAAAGATTTAAAGACAGAACGTTTTGACGGTGTTGAATATCTTACATTTCAACCAAACACAATTGTCTATGCAATTCCTGCTGACAGCACTCTTGCAAAAACTATAAAGGCATCTAAGATTGGTGTAATGTTTCATACACAATACTCTGGAGACTCTTTTGAAACGATGAAGGCTTCTTATGGCTTTGATTCAGGCACTCTTAAAAAGACGTCTAGTGTATGGTTTTCAGACACATACATACGTGATCTTTCAGGCAAAGCTACTCTAACCGCAAAGGAGACTGAAGAGTTAACAGCGACTCTATCAAAAGCAGGGTCGCTCTTTCAAAAGATTAGTGGTTCAACTCTTCGTGAGATCGAGTCAGATCAATCACTTGCACAGACTCTTGAAACATTCAACAACACACTCGTGCGACGCGGTGAAACTATAATCGATACCTCTGCTCATGTTCGCAATCTTCTTGCATGGATAAATGACAAATATGCAAAAGACATTGAATCTAAAAAGAGTGAAGCTGGCAAAGCAAGTGCGACTGCTAAACGTGATGAGTTTTTAAAGTTTTTCTCTGACGAAAACAAGAAAAACCTAGAACTTGTCTATGCATTACAAAACGCTATTGTTGAAGCAAAACTTATTATAATACGCAAACTTGAAACACTTAAAAAGATGTCAACGTTTGTTCGTACGACTGACGGTTTTAGAGTAACAGGGCAGGAAGGCTTTGCTATCAATGATCATATAAAACAAAATGTGGTCAAGCTTGTCGATCGCATGACATTTTCTAAAAATAATTTTGATCCAAATATCATCAAAGGATGGGAAAGATAAATTTATAAATATATAATCTGCATATGAAAAAAGAAGTAAGACTCAAAGATCTACTAACAGTTGACCCTACAGATGGCTCATACGACTATGATCCGCTCGACATTATGATCACTGCATACAAAAAACACAAACGAGATTGGATGATCAGTGAAGAGGACCCAGAATGTGAGTGTCCAGCAGACTGTGACTGTGATTGTGACTGTTATGACATAGAAGAGTCTGTCTATGATACTATGTCAAAACATGAGTTGAATGCAGAACTTCGTAGAATTAATGACGAACTTAAAAAATTAAAGTCTGCTGAAAAAACAAAAGACACACTCAA